GTAGAGGGTGCCGGCATGGTGTTTCCTTAGAGTTTGATTTCAGCGACACCGACCACCAACAGGCTCATGCGTGCGCTGTTTCCGCTGATGCTGATGCGTTCAGGTGAGGCTTTGAATGCGCCGTCTTCGGTGCAAAGAATCAGACTGGTGTGCTGCTGGAACAGGTATTTCAGCGCGTCGATTACTTCACGCGACTGGCTGGCAAGGTCGACGCTGATCGTCCTATCTGCGACGGTATAGCCCCCATCAAGGATGGACGCGCCACCGTCCAGGGTTGCAACCCGAGAAACCCGGCGCGCGGTGTCTCCAAGGTTTGCCGCACCTGGCGGCAGGTCGAGCAGCTGCGCTCCGAATGGGTCTATCGTCAGGGTGGAGATTGCGAGCATCATAGTGAACAGCCTCCCACCAGCATATCGCCGCCGTCATAAGCCATCTTGACCTGGATCGCACCAAGGATTTCCCACATGAAGGCTTCCAAGTGGGGCTTAAGACCATCGGCCTGGATCGTGATCAATGGATTTCCGTTGTTCGCCGCTTTGGTCTTGGCGACAAGGTAATCCGAATTCTTTTGGATCAGATCAATTTGCGCCTTGTGCAGATCGTTGGCGCGCTGGTTGGCTTCGGCAGCCAGCGCTAATTTGGTCCGGTCGCCGAATGTGTTGCTACCGCTGACTGAGTCCATCAAGTTGCCGACCAAAGACGTATTTGCTTCATACGTTTTACCGATGGATTCGATCAGAGCAACCGCCACCTTGGTCTGTGCTTCGACCTCCGCAATATTCAACTTGAATTTGCTCTCGATAACCTTGATTTTCTCGTTGCTGGCGATCTGCGCGAGTTTGGTTTCGTAATCACCGGCTACCTTGGCCAGAGCGATCAGATCCTTCGCGCTGTCCTTGCTGGCGGCGCTGGCGTCTTCCATGGCGCCTTTGTAGTCGCCGGTGGTTTTTACAACCTTGCCGGTTGCCGCATAGAGCTTGTCGTATTCGGCGCGAACAACCTTATGCGCTTCTTCCAGCGTTCCTGCGGCGCGGGCTGTTTCCAGGTAGCTTTGAGCCGTTTCAGCCATCGCCTTTGCACTTTTACCGACGCCCTGAGTAAAAGAGTCAAATCCATCTGAAACTAATTTCGTTTCTTCTTTTACTTTTCCGCTTGCTACCGCCATGGCCTCGGCCGAGCGCGCAAGGAATTCATTTTTTGTGGCTGCCTCGCCCGCGACTGCGGCCATAGCAAACGTGACTTCTTTCAGCGACGAGGTAGCGGCCGTCGCTTTTTGCAGACCAGTTGCAGCGGTGTCCGCCGTTTGTCCCAGCTTGGCAACTTCATCCGCCCCGGCCTTTGCCGAGTCTTTCAACTGGGTAAGCTTTATATCGGCTTCTCCGCCGCTAGTTGCCATCCTATACAGCGCCTTGGCCGCCATCTCGATCGGGCCTTCACCGGCAACCAGTTTGCCCAGCACTTCGGCAATGATCAGGAAAACGCCGACGATGCCGCTTTTGCTCAACGAGGCCAGGCCAAACGCCTCAATCGCGGGAATCATGCTTTTGAAAATCGCGGCATAGAAAGCGCCAGACAGTAAGGTCAGGCCATCGCCGATGCCTTTCAGCCCTTCGCCGACTTTTCCGACGACACCGGTAATCATCGAGAGCGCGTCTGCCCAACCCAGCGCCTCGCTGCTGTTTTTGCTCATCTCGGTGGACATGTCTGCGAAGGCTTTAACCGCCGGCAGGATGACGTTGGTAATCACGGCGCCCCAAGATTCGGCGATGCCGCCACCTTGCGCCAACAGGTTTCCGGCGGCGTCTGCGGCTAACTGCATAGCTGCCGCGAGACCTTCCGGTGTGTCCAGATTCAAGCCGGAGAACATGCCGCCCAGGCCATCCGACAGCGCCTGGATGCCGGCGGTGAATTTGCTCCAGTCGACCTTATCCAGAGCGGCCGGCAGGTTCTGCGCGATCTTTCCGATGAATGCGGTTAGATCATCCTCAACATCACCGATGACGGCAAAGATCGGGTCAAACGCGCCTTTGTCGACGCTGATTTTAAGGTTTTTGAAAACATCACCGAAAGCGCCAGCAAGCCCGGCAAACTCATCCTGCAACGGGCCGCCAATGCTGACCAGCAGCAAGTCGACGCCGTTTTTCATCTGCTGCACGACGATGCTGAAATTGTCCTTCATCGTCTCGAATGCGGCAGCGGTGGCGCCGGTAGATGCTGCCATGCCATCCAGGCTGCCAGCGAATTTGCCGGCTTTGTCGCCACCCAGGGTAAGCGCAACATTGAGGCCTTCGATGCTGCCGAAAAACTCGGTCATCTTGCCGGTGTTGCCATTGGTGGCTTTGTAGACATCCGCCAGAACACCCGCGAAGCCTTTCGACTTTAGCGCGCTTGCATCGAAACCCACGCCCAGTTCAACGGCAGCTTTTGCCGCATCTCCGCTTGGGTTGATGATGTTGCCAATGGCCGCTTTCAGCCCGGTGATTGCTTGCGCGCCGGGGATCCCGTAGGAGGTAAGCGCGGCGATGGCGGCGGACAAATCGGCAAACGGAATGCCGGCCGAGGATGCGATACCAGTTACCTGGCCGAGTCCGGTAGCCAGCTCCGGCAGCGTGATCTGGCCAGCCTTGACGGTCTGGAACAACACATCGGAATATTTCGCGGCGTCCTGCGTGCTGGCGCCGTAGGCGTTGAGCGTCCCGACCAGAGCCAGCGTGGTTTCTTTCAGCCCGGCCTTGCCGGCGATGGCCAGCTTTTCCGCGTCGGCCATGAAGGCCAGACTGTCGCTGTATTTCACGCCGGCGGAAATGGCCGCGTATACGGCCCCGTTGATGTCGCCCAGCGATTGCGTCGAGCCGGCGGCGTAGGTCTGCACTTGCTGCGAGAAGGCGTCGATCTGGTCCTTGCTGCCGCCGAACAGGGTGCCAATCTCGTTGATCTGGTCGCCAAACTCGCCGGCCTTGATCAGCGCCGCACCACCCAGGGCGAGACCGAGTCCGACGATGGCCGCATCAGCCAGTTTGACTTTATCGGCCAGCGCGTCGAGCGGGGCCAGCACGTTGCCGGCCTTGCTGGCGAATCCTTCAATGTTGCCGCCGATATTGCTGAGGACGCCGCCGGTGTTATCGGTGGCGTTGAAGATGATTTGAACAGTACGCGCGAGGTCGGCCATTGGTCGGGTTTCTCAGGTATCAGGTATTGAGGCGGCGCAACATTTCGTCGACTGCGCGCTGGGTTTCGACCAGAAGATCGGTCGCGGCTTTATCGAGAACAGCCTGATTGAGTTTTGCGGTGTTGAACATCTGCGGCAGGCCGATGACTTGTACCGGCTCAATCGGCGTGCGTTTTTTTCCAGTGCGACGGAAAACGGTGCGGCCTTGGTTGCCAATGAACACTTTTGATTTGTTGCCATCTGCCGGAATGTTCTTTTTCCCGCCGACTTTCTTGAATTTGAAATACAGCTCATTCAGCGTATCGGATTTTTTTCGCCGTCTAATATCCGCATTGGTGACTGATTTTTCCCAGAAGTGAATCACGTTCATCGCCCTGCCCTTCTTGCTGCCGGCGAGCGAGGTCGGGTAAAGCGAACCGGAAACCACATTGGCCTTGGCGCTGGCCTTGTTGATCTGCAATCCGCCCGATACTTCAGACGCTTTCAGGTTGTAGACGGCGGTGATCTGCCGCTTCATTTCCGTCCGCGCTTTATCGATCGTCTTGTTGATGGCCATGGCGTTGGCCTTGTCACGCAGTTCTTCCGGTAGCCGCGCGAGCATTAGCCGAACCTCCCGCGCATCGAATGTCACCATCGCCATGTTTCATCAGCCCGTAAGCTGCTCCTTTGATTCGTAATACATCGACCAGAGCACAATTTCGTCATCCGTCAGCCAGTTCTGCGGAAACAGGTCCGGCCGGTGCTGATACAAGAACCCTCCCCGCATCTCACATAATTGCAAACACGCAATCAGGTTGCGGTCGGTTGCAAGGAGGGTTGCGGCTTTACCCGGCTGCTACCCTGGCCGGTCAGGTTGGTGATGCGGTTGCTCAGGTCGTAGAACTCCACCGGGAACACTTCTGCCAGCTTGGCAACGGTGGCGTGATCGAGTTTCGGCGTGACTGAACCAGACACCAGCATTTCAATACGTTTTGCAATCTCGCCCGGCGTATCGGCAGAAAGCCCCAGCGCCTGGCGGATGCTAGCGATCTGGTCCTTCTGGCTGGCGATGGCCTTGACCACGGCATCAACCGCTTTTCCGCGCGTGCCGGCATCGATCGCCTTATGCAGTTCGCTGGCCGACAAACCGCGCACGGTAAATGCCGGGGTCTCGTCCGGGCCGAAGAACTCGGCCAGGGCGGGAATCTCGACAACCTCCGTGCGCGCTTCGTACTGCGCGCGCCCGAAAAGATCGGCGTTGAAGCTCATACCTCGATCGCTTCAGAGGTTGACGAGATCGTGCAAGCTGCCTGGATGCTGTCGCCCGCCGGGAAGGTGCGGCTAATGCCGAGCTTGCCCTGAGTCAGCATGTACGGTGTTTTGTAGCGGTCCGGGTAGAAGCGGAACCAGAGCAGTTCGTTCTTCTGGCCGACCAGCGCGTCACTCACCCCATCATCCAGGTAGGCGGTAAAGCCGCCCTGGCCGAGTGTTTGCGATGTACTGCCCAGTGTGGTGCCGTAGATCTGCGTGGAGCTGACGCTGTGCGTGGTTTCCGGCGGCTTGAAGTCGGATGCCAGGCTGATTTCCGAGAAGATCGGCGCGGCATAGCTGGCATAAACCTTCTTGCATACCGGGCCGGTATGAATGGCGGGCAGTGCGCTGAGGAATTCGACCGAACCTGCTGTGTAATCGATGTTGAACAGCGGATAGTTGGCCATTTCCACATGTGTACCCACTACGGCATAAATCTGCGCGGCGGTAATCACGGCGGCGGTGTTGCTGGTGACGCGCACTTGAGCGATTTCAATTGATCCAACAGGGATCAGCGGCGGGCCGCCAGCAGCAGCACGAGTCTCCGAGAATGCGGTGGTGCTGCCATCGGTTCCAGCCACTACGGCAATAGCGCCGGTTGAATCGACGGTGATCGAGCAAACCTTGGCAACCGCTGTAGCCGGGCGGGTGATGGCAACATCGGTATCCGCTGCTACGGTGGTCACGATGCCAGCCAGGTTGCAAGTGAGCGCGGCCACATCGACGTTGTTGTTGCCGGCGGCCACGGCGGGGATTACCGCGCCGCCGGTCAGCAATCCGTTAGGACGAACAACCGGCGTGTACCCCGATTTACCAGACCAGAGCGTTGCCGCGCTGGTGAAAGTGGTGGAGTCGCCCGAGTTGGTCAGGGCGGACATGGCGGTCGCGTTTTGACCAGCCTCATATTCAAGTTTTGCATTTTCTGCGGTTGCCATGTGAGGCTCCTATCAGGTTAAAAGTTCTGCTGCGGTGGTGTAGCGGGCGGTGTAAATGGTGGTCATGCTGCCAATCTGTACGTCCAGGTCGGCGCGTTCGCGGTTGCTGGCAGATTCCTCCAGCGAGTCGCACAGGCCGCCCAGGGTCTTGTCGGCCATGATTGCGGTATGCGCGTCGAGGCGGATCGGGTCGATAGCGGCATAGGGGTCAGCACCATCGGCCAGGATGCGCAGGGTGAGTGCGATGCTGCGGCGGCGATGGTTGTATTCGCGGATCGGCGCATCTTCATCGCCGAGTTCAATGATGATGGCCGGGCGCAGGTTGCGCGCAATGGCCTGGCGCAGATCGCTATAGATGTAATCCGCGCCGAGTCCGCCCGGGGCTGCGTTTTGCAGCACGGCGATCAGTGCGTTGCGGATGGCAAGCGGGCGCGAGATCATGCCAGGTTGCGCTGCAGGATCAGGGTGAGCCAGCCAGCGCCATCAGGCTCATGGCTGGCAACGCGATAACTGATGCCAGAAATACTCAGCGTGCTGCCGACGCAGATTGCGCCCACATCGGATTCCAGCGCTTGAAAACTAAGGTCGCGCCCGGCCGCCATGCCGCCCATCGATTCGGCGTAAACCTGCCCGAAAATTCCGGAAACGGTAGCGCTGCCGATGATCGCTTCGGCATTGGCCAGGCGGTCACGGCAGGCGGTATTGATGCGGGTCTCCAGTGCGGCGAATGGCGCAGGCATGGATCAGCTCACCAATTCCGCCACGGGTTTTTCGGTCTTAGTCTTGGCCTTGCGGGCGGGTGGCGTTTCAACAAGATCGACCTCAACCAGGTCGGCCAGCGCTTTCGGCAGGTCGCCAGCGTAGCCCAGACTTTCTCCGGCCTTGAAGCACACCGGCGCCAGCGTGGTGTAAATGTTGTCTTTTCCGGCGCGATGCAAAATATGCTCACGTGCCAGCGCCTGCTGCTTGGATAGTTCCAGGCGAACACCGGCTGGCAGTGTGATGGCGGCGGTGGTGATGTATTGGTTCATGGTCTCTCCGTCCTTGTTCAAGCCCCCGGACGCGCCGGAGGCTTTGGCAAAGACCCTGTGGATCAGGTGTGGGTAACCAGGCATGCGTGCTGCCAGTAGCCATAACCGACGTTGCGCACTGCCTTGACGCCGTACTGGTGTTTGTTTTCCTTGAACTCCAGTTCGGAACCTTCGGCGATGGCGTCGACTTGCAGGCCGGCTTCTTCCTGGCGGATGAAGGGCTTGGTCTGGCCATCAGTGCGGAACAGTGCCAGCTTGGTGGTCCAGCTCAAGCGCGGGTTGACTGCCAGCTCGTAGGTGAAGCCGCCGAGGTTGACGATGGTGTTGGTGCGGGCGCCGGAGCCGTCGACAATGACTGGGTTTTTCAGCGCAGCCGCAGCGGCAGACATGTAGGACACCGGCACCATGACCAGGAAGGATTTGGCATCCTCATTCATCGGCTCGCCCTGATCGTCGAGGAAGCCGAGAATGGCTTGCGTCGCCTTCAGGATGCTGGATTCCATTTCCGCCGCAGTGGGCGCGGTGGTGGTGGTGATATCGTTGCTGATATCGTTGCTCTGGGTGCCGGAAGCGCCCTCGCTGTGATCGGTGTCGAAGAAGTATTGCCCGTCGTAACAGGTGGCGGCTTCTGCGGCGATGATCAGGCTGGAAAGCAGCTTGGCCCAGTGCGCGTTGACGCGATCCGCCATTTCCCGCACGCGGGTCATCACCTGGCCGGTCTTGTCGCGGCGGATTTCATCCACCAGCACTTCCAGCGTGGCTTCGAAGGTCTTGTTGGTGATGGTCAGTCCGTTTTCACGGAAGCCCTTCGCCAGTCGGCCGCCGACCCATTCGCGCATGGCGGGCGCCATGCCGAGCCATTTGTAGGTTTCCGATTCCTGGTTGGATTCGAACATGGCGGAAACACCGGGCACCCAGATGGCGCCGGTATTCTGTTCCAGCCGGTTGTAAAACTCGCCGATGATGGCGCGGGAAGAAAGTCCATTTGCACTCATGTCTTTGTCTCCTTAGATGGAACGGAAGCTGGCCGCTTCGAAGTAGACTTCGACGGTCGTGCCGGTGATGTATCGAATGACCTTGCCGATGGCCGTGTTGCTGGTGGAGGTCAAGGTAAAGGTGTCGTCGTCGCTGGCATAAACCGTGCTGCCTTCGTCGGTCACGGCGGTAACGCCGGTCACATCCAGAATGGCGCGGCCACGAGTACGCACACGCACGTTGATGGCGCCGGCTGCACCGGCCGAGTTATCGGCTTTGCACAGCGCGAAGCCGGCGAACGGATCGGCGGCGGCCAGGGGGCGGAAGTAGCCGGAGCCGTTTTCGCCAACGGCTGCACCTTCGTAGATGATGTCAGAAGCGATAACGGGCAGGTCGGCGTGTTCACCGAGTACGAAATCGCGCGCTTTGTCGACGGCTAATGTGGTCATGGTGTTGCTCCTTTACTGGCCGAGGACGCGGGCGCGGCCGGCCTCGAAGTTGCGCAAATAGGCGGTGTACGCGCCAAGGGTGTGAAACTCGCTGCGGATGGACGGGTCTTTGTCCCACGTCGTTTGAGCGCGGGTTTCGACCGGGGCATTGGCGTCGTCTGCGTCTTCGTCGCTATCGGACGGGGCGACGGTGTGCGGCAGCGGCGCAGGCGCAGCGGCGCGCAACGCTTGCAGGCGGTTATCACCCAGGGAGCGTTCTGCAGCCAGAATGCGCACGGCGGCTTCCGGGCCGCTGGTAGCGCCATCGGCCATCATTTCAGCGAGTAGATCATCATGCCCGGGGAAGCCCTTGGCCTGCGCCTGTACGGCCAGGATGCGGGCACGCTCGCCGGTTGCGCCTTCGGCCTGGATGGCGGCGAACACAGCAGGATGATTCGCGGCGATAAAGTCGCGGTCGATTGCCGGGGTTGCGGCGGCCGGCGAGCCGTTTTCGATTGCCATGTAGGGGTCTCCTTTGGCGGTTTTTGAGCCGGACAGGCCGGAGAGAAGGGATTCGAAGGTAGAAATCTCATCAGCCATGCCGCGCTTGACGGCATCACCGGCGATAAACATGGCGCCCTGGCCAAACTGCGCCAGCACGGTGTTGGTGTCGACATTGCGATAGGCAGCAACGTCGTCGACAAAGACTTGCGCTAGCGCGTCAATCAACTGCTGGATCTGCGCACGGCCCTGGTCGGTTCCGACATCCGGCCGCTTGTTGGGCGATTGGCTGCTGACAATCTCGACGCTGGCTTTGTCTTTGGCGGTGGACAGGCTGAGGACAGCGCCGATGCTGCCAACCATGGCGGTTTTTGATAACACGATGCGGTCGGCGGCGGCGGCCAGCCAGTAAGCGGCGCTGGCAGCTTGCCCATCGACGTAGGCGACCACCTCTTTATCGGCGGCGCGGATCATCGCGGCCATTTCGGCGATGCCGTTGGCCTGGCCGCCGGGGGAGTCGATGGCCAGGACGATGGATTTGACTTCCGGGTTTTCAACAGCGGCGGTGAAATCGCGCGCCAGCACTTCCAGGCTGGTGGCGCCGGAAATATCGGTGAACATGTTGGCGTAGCGGAAAACCGGACCCACTACCGGGATGATCGCGGTGCGATCGCGCAGTGTCGTGGCGCGGGTATTTTGCAGTTTGCGGCCTAGCCGCGCTTCAACGGCCTCGATGGAGTCGTTTTCGCGCCGAGCGACGGCGGCGATTGTTTCCAGCATATCGGGCAGCATCGCCCAAGGCTGGCTGGCGACCAGGTCGAAGGCGCTGTGCGAGCGCTGGCGGGTGGGTTTGGTTTCACGCATGGCCTCATATTGGCTAGCGTTTGTGCAACGCGCTGGCAGCAGGTTGCACGAGATTAGATCAGGCCGAAGGAGAGTGCTTCATCGTCAAGTTTTGCGATGTGTTGCCAGTCCAGGCTGATGCGCGCGTTGGCGCGGGTGGTTTCGGCGGGATGTTGGATGCTGGCGGCAGATTGAATGACCCGCGTGGCGCGGGCTTGGTTGCGTTCGGTTTCTTGTGTGCGGGCTGGAGCGTTGACGATGGTTACAGCCTGAGCATGGATTTGCTCAGTTTCGCTCGTCTGCGCGGCAGCGCGAACGACGATGATGGCGGCTTTGACTCTGGGCGCAGCGGCGCTGAATGTGGTCCGCGGCGGGGTGGCGGGGATTTCGACCGGAGCCGG